CTGTTCCAGTCGATCAAACTATACCAGACTATCCACTTAATCTTGCACTCTACGCTTTTTTCCAGCAAGTTATGTTTGTATTTGATAACGTATTAGATAAGGATGTTTCATCGTACGAATATCAATTATATAAAGCGGATCAAGTAACGGGCTCCTTCCCAAACTACTCATTGATAAACAATGCTACGATATATCTTTCTGGAGAGTCTGGCTCCAACGTTTTTGCAATCTCCGTAGAAAACAGTTCCGACGCACAAAACATTAGATACTACGGCAGAGTAAGAACAAAAGATACCAGCAATAATTACAGTTCCTGGTCGCCATTGGTATTGTCTGATCAAGATACTCCTTTAATAGGAAATCAATTTATAGCTAGTCTCACGGCCGCCAAGATAACCGCCGGTAAAATAGGCGCACATGAAATAATTCTTTCTCAAGCCGGTCCACAAACGAATATCGCTGCACCATCAAATATGGCAATATTAAGATCGTCTGATTACAACGGATCCTATAGTTCAAACACCTGGACAAATGGATCAAGTGGTTGGATCATTGCAGGAGACGGACATGCAGAATTCTCTTCAGCTTCTCTTAGGGGTGGCCTGAAAGCGCAATCGGTATACATAGATGCGCACAATCGTTGGAGAAGAAATAGTTCCGATACCGATAGTTCATTGGAGTTCAAAGTTGGATCAAATGATAAATACGTATTTTTTGATGGAACAGATATAACTTTTAGCGGTAATCTTTCAGCAGCTGGTGGAACTTTTAGTGGAAATTTATCAGCAGCTGGTGGAACTTTCACCGGAGCTTTAAGTGGTGGAACAATTTCTATTGGCTCTGGAAACTCTATATTTAAAGCTGACTCGAATGGAATATATTTAGGAAATTCTACTTTCGCAAGTGCTCCATTTAGAGTTACCCCAGCTGGCGTGTTAACAGCTAACAACGCAACTATAACCGGTACCATCAACGCTACAAGCGGAACTTTTTCAGGAACAATTTCAATTGGATCTGGAAACTCTATATTTAAAGCCGATTCAAATGGAATATATTTAGGAAATTCTACTTTCGCAAGCGCTCCATTTAGAGTTACGCCGGATGGCGTGTTAACAGCTAACAACGCAACTATAACCGGTACCATCAACGCTACAAGCGGAACTTTTACAGGAACTTTATCTGGCGCGAATGGAAGTTTTACCGGAACTTTGGCTACTGGTTCTGTTAGAGTCGGTAATGAGGCAATTAGTTCTGGTAGCTCAGAAAAAGGAATATCAATTCAAGCTAGTGGACTAAGTCAATGGAATAACGCTTGGATTCAAAGAGCTGATAACTCAGTTTATTTTAGGGCCGGAAATGATACAAGGTATATTCGATTAGACACAAGCGGAACTAATGAAATAGAATTTCCAAATTTTTCAGTAGATAATGACGGATTGTTAACAGCTAACAACGCAACTATAACGGGCCACATTAATGCTACAAGCGGAACATTTAGCGGTGACCTCCAAGCAGCAGGTGGAACTTTTACTGGAACATTAAATGGAGTTGGTGGAGATTTTACTGGAACTATATCAGCTAATCAGATTTCTGGCGGGACTATTAATGGTGTAACATTCAACGCCCGGCAGCTCTTTTTGGGATTCTAACGGAACTTTACAAATAAACGGTTCATTCTCTACATCTTATCAAAATCCGGTTTTCAATTTTGGTACGGTTTCTGGTGCATATCAAATAACCATGGGTACCCAAAGCGCCAGTGCGCCATTTAGGGTGGAGACGAGCTCCTCACGGTCGATGTGATATTAATGGAAATTATTTAAAATTAGATGGTCCAGGGCGGAGCTGGTGGAATATATATGAATAACTGGTTCACTATTGATGCAGTGGGTACAATGTATCCAAGGACTGCCGAGTACTCTAGTACGTTTTTTGTTAAGCAAGATCATAGCGGTGCAGCATTGTCCAGAGTTTCTTCAAAAAGAAAGCTTAAAAAAGAAATACAAACATTCACGGACCTACCTTTGATAGATGAGTTAAATCCAGTTAAATTCAAATGGATATCTGGCTCTCCAACAGAAGCTGAAATAATGAGGCAAAAAAGAGAAGAAAATTTTGAAATTGGTTTCATTGCAGAAGAAGTTGCCGAAATCAGAAATGGAGAATTAGCAGAGTATGAAGTGATCGATAACGAAGCAATACCAGCTTTTTATAAAGTTTTTGATATACTTGCTTTAGCTGTCGCGAACATTCAAGATCTTCGTAAAAGAGTAGCAGATTTAGAAAATTCATGATAAACTTGACTCATGGGCAAAAAAAAGTGGTATAATTGGAGAATGTCTAAGATAAATCAAAAACCTAATTGGCAAACCAAAAATGATAATGATGATTTCGAACTGCCTGAACAAAATAAGGAGAGTGTTTTGGAGAATAAAACAACAAACAACGCTGAACAATCAAACACTAATTTAGATGTTAATTTAATTATAGCCTGTTTTCAAGAAAAACTTGCTCAACTAACCACCGAGTTGGTTGTAAAAGATGCTACAATTAGACAGTTGACAAATGTAATTAATAATATGAGAGGACAAAAGTAAAATGACCGAAGAGAATACACAAGAGCAAAAGTCTGAGTTTGCAATAGAAATTAAGATTAGCGACAAGAACCTTTCTTACAGAAGCGACTTTCCAGAATCAGAAACTATCTTTTGGCTTGAAGCAGTGAAGGGTCTTATTATTAAGAATACCTTTGAAAGAGCTGGCATAGAGCAGAAGTAAGTTATAAAAGCTAGCCTTAGGGCTACTATTTAAATAGCTTTTATAGGAGAAAAAATGGCCATTCTAGATTATCTGCCATTTCGTTCTTTGGATAATGTGTCTGGTAAAAGATTTGTAGCCAGAACAATTAAACCAGAAGACGTTAAGCAGTTACCAAAAACAATGAAAATAGCGGCTCTTGCGCTTGGCTTTCAAGGCAATACGTGGTATTACAATACCAGATCTACATTCGAGCCATCTCCCTATGACTTTGATCGCATCATGCAGGCCGTAGATACAGATTCCTACGTTCGTCAAGCCATGAACAAATATAGGGAGCTCTTTTGGAAAGAGGGTTGGCAAATATCTGGAGAAAATTCGGAAGCTATTTCATATCTATATCAAAGAATAGATTTCATGGAAATGGCGATGAAAAGACCATTTATAGATTTTCTTCAAGAAGTTTCAGATCAGTTGTTTAAATTTGGAAACGCTTTTATAGTCAAGGCTCGTGGAGATATTTCGGAATATTTTCCCGAAAAACTAACTCCAATAAATTCAACTCAACCAATCGTTGGATATTATTTGATACCAACTGAGCAAGTGAGAATACTGCGAGATAGATTCAATAGACCAAAAGCGTACCAGCAATCAACAGATCCTCTCACTTATTCTCCAAACGAAAGAGATCCTGTTTGGGCGGCAGACAGAGTTATTCATATAGCTATAGATAAAAAAACTGGTAGAGCATTTGGTACTCCGTTTTTGAGTAATGTTTTAGATGACGTAGTAGCTCTAAGACAAATGGAAGAAGATATTCAAAACTTGGTTCACAGAGAATTGTTTCCATTATACAAATATACTATTGGCACTCCCGAACAACCAGCTGAGCCAGACGAAATAGATAGAGCTTCAGCAGAAATAGAAAATCTTAGATCTGAAGGTGGATTGATTCTTCCGCATAGACACAATATAGACATTGTTGGCGCTGGCAGAGAGGCACTTGAGGCAATTGAATACCTCAATCATTTCAAGGAAAGAGTATCCGTGGGTCTTGGCTTGGCCCCCCATCACTTGGGCATTGGGATGAACGGTGGAAATAGATCAGTAACCGACAGACTGGATGTTGCTCTTTATGATAAAATAAAAAACTATCAAAAAGTATTTTCAGAAATGATAAGACTACACATATTCAATGAGTTATTGTTTGAGGCTGGATATGATCCAATTCTTAATCCATCAACAAATGAGACTTCTGATCGTTGTTATTTTAAATTTAACGAAATAGATGTTGATACTCAAGTTAAAAAAGAAACTCACGTCATACAAAAATTTGTTAACAATCTTATAGGAATTAGCGAAGCTAGAATTCAGTTGAATCTAAGTCCTGAAGTGGAAGAAAGTGAGCTGTACGCCGCACTACAGGGTAAGGTTCAAATAGACATAATGGATGCCCAGACGCAGATGAAAACTCAGGCAGATTCAGATAAACAAGCGTCTTCTACTGGTGGCCAAAGAAATCTACCAAATAAAAGAAGAGGAGCAGGAAATGCGACTCGTCCAGCAAATCAAAGTGGAAGAAAAACTTCTCCAAATATTAGAAGATCTGATTTAAGTTGGTTGTCTGTTGTTGAAAATGTCCTAGAAAAAGACTATAATGTAGTGTATACAAAAGAAGAAAAGGATTCAAGTAATGTCGTTAATGATAAAATCTGAAATTTCTAAAGAGTTTTTTCAAGAAGAAAACGCGCTAAAAGGATTTAAAACAGCCGTTGAAAATAATCAAGTAAGACTTGCTATGCAAATACTCACAGAAATAGTTGACGCTTTTGCTGAAGGATTTGATTTAATTTTTTCAGAGTCAGAAGATCAAACAGATGAACCAAAAGTCGAAGAACAAAAACAACCAGAAAAAAAAACCTCAAATAAAAAGTCAGAAACAAAAGAAAAGACAGTCAAAACTGAACAACAATGAAGCTGATAATAGCTTGCCCAATATACAAAAGAGATTGGATACTGCCGCACTGGGTTAGGTGCATTTTAAAGCAATCCGTTAGTATGTCAAATATTGGATTTATATTTGAAGTTGATCCTAATGATAGTTCTACAATTATCTCCCTTAATACGTGGAAAAGAATAGACAAAAATATTCCACTCTTTGATATTGTTGAAAGATCAGACGTACCCCACTTTGAGCATCAAAACAATGGTAGGCAATGGACTTTGTCCAAATATCACAATATGATCAATATGAGAAATTCAATTCTGTCAAAAGTTAGAGAGTATCAACCAGATTATTATTTTAGTCTTGATTCGGATGTCTTAATTGAAAACCCAAATACAATAGAATTATTGATAGCTCATATTAATGAGGGCGCAGACGCAGTCTCACCATTGATGTACATGACTCCTGTTGGCACTAACTTTCCCAGTGTAATGTCATGGAGAGAAGACTGGAAGGCATCTAGAGATCAAAATTATCCTATAGGAACTTATTTTCAATCCGACGTTATAATGGCAGCTAAAATGATGTCAAAGAAAACCTATATGACTTTGGATTACGAGTTTCATCAACAGGGTGAAGATCTTGGTTGGTCAAAGAAAGCAAAAGAAAATAACTTAAAATTATATAGCGCTTCTTATATATATGCCCCTCATATTATGTCGGAACTACACCTATCTGAATATATAAAGAATGGGGATCCTAGAAGTTCTGAAAAATTAGACAACCTAGTAAAAGTCTGATATATTTGTATAAAATTGTTTAATGTTATAAAAAGAATTGTACTATATTTTATAGTTAACTACAGAGGTTAAAATGAGCTTTGATTTTACAGAAAATTTCACAGTTGAGTTTCCAAACTTATCTGAATCAAATTATAACTTTTTGGAAAACTTTAATTCTAACCACGGTCTCATCATAGAGGTTGCAGCTATTCACGAGCGGGCTTACCGCAAATTATAATAACTATTCTTCAACGGAATTAGAAAAGGCTTTGCAGTCTTGGGTTGAACCCTATCCAAAGCCGGTAATTTTAAATCACGACCTTAATTCTGAGCCAATTGGCAGGGTAATGGCCGCTAAAATGGAAAAAGAAGAAGATGGTGCATCTTACGTAAGGCTTCAAATAGCCATAACCGATCCTGCAGCCGCCCAAAAAATAGCCGACAGAAGGTATCTTACCGGTTCAGTTGGCGGAAGGGCGGGTAAAGCTCTCTGCTCAATTTCTGGAGAGGATTTAGCAAAAGAAGATGCTAGCGGCAGGCCAAAGTTTCCAAAATATAAAAGAGGTCAGGTTTATAAAGGAAAATTAGCCTTTATAGACATGCAAGATATTTCATTTAAGGAATACTCTTTTGTAAATCAGCCAGCAGATCAAAGGTCTGGGGTTAGAGATACAAAAGCTATAGGTTCAAAAATGCCAGTGTCAGACTCAGATACATGGATAGCAAAAAGCTCAGCCTTTGTGCTTCACATGGATCAGGAAGATATTATATCCTTGAAGGAAAACGAATCAATTCTTAAGAATTTAAAGAAAAAAGAATCTAGACCAGTTTACCTTCATACAAAAGGGGCATTCCTTGCCGCTATGGCGGTTCAGGAAAGCGAAAATAGTAATAATATAGAGAAATCATTACTATTTAATAAAGATTCAAATACAACAACATCTGAGGAGAATACAGGCATGGAAGATGCTCAAGTTAAGGAAGACATTTTGACCGTAGCACAAGAGCTTAGTCATGATCTTTCTACTATCGCTGCAGCTGCAGATACTGCAGAAGAAAAACCAGTAGAACAAAAAGAAGAAGTCGTTGCTGAAGAAAAAGTTGATGAATCAACTGATGAACAAAAGCAACAAGAAATCTCCAGTGACAATTCGGAACAAGCGGAAGAACAAACCGCACAGGATGTTGATTCCGAAAAAACCGAAGAGCCACAAGAGACATCTGAGCAAAAATCAGATGAAAATGATCCTGAAAAGGAAGAGATCAAATCCGATGACCTCATTGCCCAAGAAGATAAAGGTGATGAGCAAGGAGATGAAATACAAAAATTGATCAAAACCTTGCAGGAAGAAAATGCTCGCCTGAAAGCAGCACTTCATAATACTCTTGCCGAAAGAGTTGTTGACACCAAGATTGCTCTTGGAATTGATTCAGCAAGCGACAGAGATAAACTCGTAAAAGATCACAGTGCAAGAACGGCATCGTCCTTGGCTGATTCTTTGAGAGATCTCGCCAAGCTTCCTGAAAAGAAGTCCAAGTCATTTGAGGTTCCGACAATGGAATCAGAATTGGTCGTAGCAGAGGAACAAAAAGTTGTTACGGTTGATGAAGAGCCAAAGGCAAAAGAAGAAAATTCTGAAGAAGTTTTCGAGCAGCTTTTCGTAGATGCCCTAATGGGCAGACGTAAACTCTAATCGAATTTAACAAGAGGAGAAAAAAATGAGTTTAGCAAAATTTCGTAAGGTACACTCCAAGACAGGTGCCGGTCGTTTCGTAGTTTCTGAGGGTGTCGCCCCAGCAGCTTACTTGCTTCCGCATCCCGGCTTGCCGACATGGTACCTCGATTCAGAAGATGATCGCTTCGAGATTGTTCTTACTAAAGGAACGATTCTTTCGGTGGTTACAGATGGCAATGGTGACTCAAGAGTTGTTCCAGCAAATGGTTCGGGCTCGAATGTTACTTGGGGTGATACAATAAGCGGTTGGAACCCACTTGATGGTGCAACTCCAACGGCAGGTGCGTCAGGCGACACAATCGTTTGCAGTGCCCGCTCAAAGCCGATTGGCTGTGCGCAGTATGACCTTTATCGTCCCTTTGATAAGGGCACGTCACAAGGCGCAGGATTCATCACTCATGGCTATGTTGAGTATCCAATGGTTTCAGGCTTAAACGCCGATGTCGCCGCTGGTTCGCTCATCCGCCCAGACTTCATGGGACGCGCGGTTGCACTGTCAGATGCAGATGCTGCCTCGTATCCATGGTTGCAAGTTGGTAAAGTAATTGAGGTCGAGAAGTTCGCAACGAACTTTGACGACGGTCTCCTTTCCTACATGCAGCTACCATCAGATCCAGGTGCACTAAAGACGGTATATGAGCTGACACGCGCAGGTACCTTCAAGGGCAAGCTCGGTATTCGCGCTAACCTGGATGTAAACAATGTCATTGGCGCATTCCGCGTCAACTTGACCCTATAAAGAAAGATAACAGGAGGATAATCCTAAGATGAGTAAGACAATCCAAGAACTCCTTACTGGGCTCCCGGCTTGGGAAGCTGCATTATCTGAGGACGGGTACATCGACGGAGAAAACAGGGTAACAATTAAAGAAGCTTTTGCATCGTCCGATGCCGCAGCGTTGTTTCCAAAAGTTATCTCTCGTACCTTAAAGGAAGCTGCAGAACCACAGTTGTTGGTTACGCCTCTTCTTTCCACGGTTCGCCTTGGCAAAGGGCGTTCTTTGGAGTTCCCGGCAGTTAATGCAATTCAAGCCGCAGAAATTCCAGAAGGACAAGAATACCCAGAGCAAGCTCTCGCATTTGCTAAGCAAGTAGAGGGCAAGGTGTCCAAGAAGGGCGTTAAGCTGGCTTTTACAGAAGAAGTTGTTGCTGACTCACTTTGGGATATCGTAGGAATGCATGTTCGCGCCGCAGGCCGTGCTATGGCACGTCTTAAGGAGCAGATTGCATTAAGTCGCTTTAAGGACGCTGCAACAATCGTCTTTGATAACGACAGTGGTTCATACGATGATACGACAGGTCGTGGCATTGATGGTGCTTTCAATAAGACAGTAACCTGGGATGACGTTGTGGATATGGCAGCCGTGCTTATGGCTGAGAATCATGTTCCGACGGATTTCATCCTGCATCCACTGATGTGGTCTGTTTTCTTGAAGGACGCAATCTTCCACACGGGTGGTTCCGCAGCGGCAGTGAATACAAGCTGGGGCTATCGTCCGGATTCAAAAGAAGGTGCGCTTAACGCCACAGCCCCGATGGGCCTTAACGTTATCGTCTCGCCGTTCGTTAGCTTCACCGCTAAGAGCGCCGGGAACGCCGCCAAGTCGGATCTATTCCTGATCGACCGCAACGAAGTCGGAACACTCCTCGTCAAAGAAGACATGAGCACGGACCAATTTGATGATCCATCACGTGACATCCGCGCAATGAAGATGAAGGAACGTTATGACATCGTAATGCTCGGTGACGGTGAGGGTATCACTGTTGCTAAGAATGTCAGACTAGCTCGTAACTACGAGGTTCAAGTTACAAACGAAATGTAATTTGATACTTAGGGTAGTTATAGTTACAACCCTAGACGGGGGGTCCGAGAGTAATCTCGGCCCCTCGTTTTGTATTTGGCTATAAGCGATTACTATCTTGTTTAGTTAGCAGTCTGGAGAATTTAAGTGAGCTTATTTCTTATAGAAAGAGCAGCAGTTGGATGCTACTCTGTTTCCATAAAGTTTTTTAGAACAGTAAAAATATCTTCATTGAAAAATGAAAATTTTACTCTTTTTACGGCAGCAGCTACTCCTTCTCAAATATCCGACCCGTTTGAATTGATAAATACGGTAAAAGACTATAATCAAATTTCAAGAATTATAACCCTTTACTGGAAAACAAACTCTCTTCAAGAGAATTCAAAATATTCAATTAAAGTACAAAATATTATTGATTCTTCTGGAACAATAGTTCCTACAGAAATTATAGAATTTACGTGGCTAAATTGCACAGCCACTCCTAATTCAACCCAGATAAGCGAACCTGTTCTATCGCCCGTTTTGATAGAAGATAGATCAATAAAAGCAGATATAGATTTTAGTTATTCCATAGTTGCAAAAAATCCTAACTTCTTTATAGATCAAACATTCCCTGGCGATGGAGAATTCTATTTAGAAAATAATTTTAATAACGGAAGGGTAACTGTTGTTTTTAATGAAAGGCCGGCTTCAAACTTTCTTACGAATAAATACTTCCAATGTCAAAGAAAAAAGATACAAAAGACGCCTTGTCGTTGGGAAGCTGTAACGGCAGATATAAAAATGCATTCGTGGAAACCGGAAGTTTACGTAGACTTCCCCTCATTGAATGACGCTACACCATCTTACTTTACGGATGGAAAACAATATTTTGAAAAAGGATATAAATATAGGATAAAAGTTTTAGGAAGCATCGGTATATAGTGGCAAATTTTGTTTATAAAAAAGCAAAACAAGCATTATTAAATGGTGACATAGATGTTTCTTCCAATCAATTAAAAGTTTTACTATTAAAAAACAATTATACCCCTAACCAAAATACAGACCAATACGTAAGCGATATACCAGTAAATGCCATACAGCTGAGGTCTCAGGCAATAAGCTCGATAGTTAATACCAACGGAGTTTTGGATGCAGAGGATTTAACGATAACTGAATATGACGGATCCCCCTTTCATGCATTAGCTCTATATCAATATAGTCCCTCTGATACAAATGCAAGATTGATATTCTATATTGACACATCAGATGGATTGCCTTTTAGCGGTTTAAACACAGCTAATTCTATTACTATATTTTGGAGTAACGAATCTAATAAAATACTTTCACTATAAGGAAATAAAATGCCTTCACAGTACCCGTCAGCTTTAGATAATTTAATTAATCCTACTGCCAATGATACTTTAAATTCTGTTACAGTTCCACATCATCTTCAACACGCCAACGTCAACGATGCTTTAGAGGCTGTACAAACAGTTCTTGGTTTAAATCCTGCGGGATCCCATTTGACGGTAAAAGATAGAATAGTTGCTACAGAAACTAATATTTTAAATCAATCAGTATTAAATGGTTTAACTGATGTTACTATAAATTCAGTAGAAACGGGTCAGGTTTTGCGTTATAACGGCAATGCTTGGATTAATTACGACGAAGAGAATTTAGTGGACGGAGGGAACTTCTAGGTATGGCCAATATATTAAGAATTAGACGTAGAACATCTGGGGCAGCCGGAGCACCGTCAGAAATACACAATGCAGAGTTGGCATTTAATGAAGTTGACGATACCCTATATTATGGCGAAGGTACAAACGGAGCAGGTGGAACTGGCACGGCTTTAGCTATTGCTGGTCCTGGTGCTTTCACTACTTTAACTAGTAATCAAACAATTTCAGGAAATAAAACCTTTTCTGGAACGGTAATAGTTCCCACCCCCTCTGGCGCCACACATGCTGTAACTAAAGCTTACGTTGACGGATTAGTCACCGCTGTGGCTACGTCTTTTACAGTTGC